GAAGATGGTACTAGGAAGTATAGGTACGGTTTGATATATACAGCACGTAAATCTGGAAAGACAATGTTTTCTGTTGCTGTCATGCTTCTGTTAAGTTATTACGATGATGAGTTTGATTCTGAGGTGTATCTTTTAGCTACAACTAGGGAACAGGCAAATCAGGGTATGAAGTATATGAAGTCTATCGTCAACCAATCCCCTTCCCTAAAAAGTAGATCTACAGTTAGGAGGTTTGATATTGGACACCAAATAAATGGTGATGCTATATTGAAAAGTTTGGCAGCTAAAGCTGAAAGTTTGGATTCATTAAACCCAAACGGTTCAATAATTGATGAAATGCACGCACACCCAGATTTGAGCCTTTATAACGTAATCAAATCTGGTGTACTAGCTAGAAATAATCCATTGATACTTATAACTTCCACTGCGGGATTCAATACAGAGTATCCATTCTACGGTATGGTAGAAAGAGGTAAAAGAGTATTAATGGGTGAACTAGAAAATGATTCTATGTTCTACGCATTATACACATTAGATGATGATGACGACCCATTAGATCAAACTAAATGGGTAAAATCTAATCCAAATTTAGGTCAAACTATTCCATCCAATGCATTATCTATTGAATGGGAACAAGCTAAAGATTCTATAATTGAAAAGATAAACTTTGAAGTTAAGAACCTTAACCTTTACAGGGACGGAATTGATCAATGGATAAGTGATTCTGAATATTTACCTAATTTCATAAAAACTGATCCAGAAAAGATGAGAGGGTGGAAAGCTTGGGGTGGATTAGATTTAGCATCAACAAGGGATATAGCTTCTTTGGTTTGGATATTACAAGACCCAGATTCAGGAAGATTCTATGTTGTTCCAGAATTTTATTTCCCACGAAACCCAGAAAGGAAACTTAGGAGTAGTGGTATAGACTTAGGTCAATGGATAGGAAAGGGGTTTATAATTGAGCACCAAAAGAAAACTATTGATCATGAATCTATAAAAGATAGAATACATTACTGGTCTCAAATATTTGATGTACAAATGTTAGGTTATGACCAATGGAACTCAACTTTAGTTATACCGTATGTCGAGACAGAATTCGGGCTATATTGCCAATCAGTCCCACAAAATACACTATTTTTCAATTTTCCATTAAAGTTCTTAGAGAAACAATTGTTATCTAATAATATTTCAATGAGCGATAACCCTGTTATGAGGTGGATGTTTAAAAACATCGTGCTTTATCAAGATGGAAATGGTAACGTTAAGATATCAAAGAACAAGTCAAATGATTCTGTAGATGGACCTGTTTCTTTAGGTATGGCTGTCGGGTGTTGGTTGAAAGATAATTTTAACATGGAAGAATGGCAATTAACGGATTATACTAATAATTTAAAAAAAGAATAAATGGGAATTTTAAGTGCATTTTTTAAGCAAGGTCTACCCAATTTTGGATTGAAGTTCAGATGGGGAATATCTACTTCCCAAAACCAGATTAGTTCAGAAGATAACTCTACATCAATAATTTATACTTGTTGTAAGATATTATCTGAGAACATATCTAGGATGCCTATACTTATTAAGAGAGAACAAAAGACTGGAGTTAATGGCTTCAGAGAACACCACCTTTGGGATATTTTAAATATAGCACCAAACAATTATCAGTCACCTCAAGTATTTTGGGGTACAATTGAATATCATAGGAATTATTACGGGAATGCATTAGTAAGGGTTTATAGATACAATAATGGAAAGATAAAATCATTAGATATAATACATCCAAGTTTAATAAAAGATGCTAAGATATTAAATGGAAATCTTACATACTACATCCAATATAGTAATACTTTAGCACCAGTTAGGTCTGATGATATATTACATTTTAGGTCTATGACTGAAGATGGAGTATTTGGTATGTCACCAGTATATGCTCTAAGTAAAGATATTTCTATATTAACTCAAGCTGAAGAAACAATAGATAATTTCTATAAGAATAAAGCAACTTCACAGTTCGCCTTGACTTCAGAATTAGGTGATTCTAGAAATTATAAAGTACTTAAACAAGCACAAGAAGACTTCCTTGCAGATAGCGGAGGTGCAGAAAATGCTGGGAAAGTTATTACTCTTCCACCTAACACTAAATTAAATAGTCTAGCTTCTAATTATGCAGATGCACAATTAATAGAAACTATGAAATCTAAAAAGCAAGATATAGCTGGAGCATTTTCCATTCCACTATATATGCTTGGTGATACAAAAGGTGATGATGCAGAAAATTCATCTTTAGTTTTTAGGAATTACACCATTAGCCCGATTGTGGCAATGTATAGATCTGAATTAGAATTTAAATTACTTTCTAAGAAAGAGAAAAGGAGTGGTATAACAATTGAGTATGATTTAGATACTTTAATTGAAGCAGATATCGTAAGTAGAACTAGGGCAATTGCTGAACAAGTTAAATCTGGATTAATGACACCTAATGAAGGTGCATCTAAATTAGGAAATAGTAAGACAGCAGGTGAATGGGGTGATTATCACTATGTTCAAGCACAGTACGTACCGTTAGAAAAATTTGATGAATACGAAGTGTTTGATAAGGGTAATGAACCAAAGACAGAAGGGGGATCAGATAACACTGACAAGCAGACCACTAAACCAAAAAAGAAAAAACCAGATGAAGTTTAAATTAAGGGCCATTGAAACAGAAGATGGCAAAAAATTCATTGAGGGCTATGCAAGCTTATTCAATGTACAAAGTAGGACTATATCTGAAAACGGTAAAACTTTTAGAGAAGTTATACGTAGTGGAGCATTTGATGAAATCCTAAGTAGCGAAAACTTAAATGTTGTAGCTAACGTTGATCATGATATGCAGAAGATGCTTGGTAGAAATGTTAGCGGAACCTTAACCTTGACTATTGACAATAGAGGATTAAAGTATGGCATTGAACTTCCAGATACCCAATTAGGTAGAGATACTTATATACAAGTAGAAAGAGGAGACTATTACGAGTCTAGCTTTGCTTATGGTGCAAGGCAAAACGATGTAGAATGGACCAGAGATAGGGGTGACGGAATGTTGATCAGGAACATAGATAAAGTTTCAGCTCTTAGAGATGTTTCTATAGTTAGGAACGGAGCATTCAAGAATACAGATGTATCTTTAAGAAATGAAGATGATTCTGACATTGAACTATGTTTGAGATCAGAATCTGATAACCAAGAAACCACCACTAGTGGTGATACAGAAGAAACAGCAGCAGAAGAAACAGCAGCTGAGACAGAAGCGGCGACAGCAGCTGAAGCAGCAGCGACAGCAGAAACTGAAGCAGCAGCAGCGAGAGCTGAAGAAGAAGAAACGGCAGCAGCAGAAGCAGCAGCAGAAGATACTAATGTGGACACAGAAGGTGAACAAGGTAGTGAGGAACAAGATCTTAAAAGATCTTGGGAAATTAATAACAAAAAACTTTTTATAGAAATCCAATCATTTTAAAGATGAAAAAACACGAATTACAATTAAAAAGAACTAAAGTAATCAACAAAATGTCTGCATTAATAGATATTGCAGATGTTGCTGAACGTTCTTTAACGGAAGATGAAAACACAACTTATGATTCTTACAGAGCTGAACTAGTAGATTTAGCAGGTAAGATCACTAGGGCTGAGGAATTAGAAGAATTACAAAGAAGTATTGCGCCAACTGCAGACAATGCAGATACTTTTGTTCCACCAACTGCAAATTTGAAAACTAAAAATTTCAATATTGCTACTGCAATGCGTCAAGCATCAGAGGGGACTTTGTCAGGAGATGTAAAATCTATCCATGAAAGAGGTGAAAGTCAAGGTGTATCTGCTACAAACAGAAATACAATCTTGATTCCATTAGAAGCAATCAACAGTAAGCGTGCTGGAGATCTAACAGTTACTACTGGTGCTGATTTGATACATAAAGATGTTGCATCTGATTTAGATATCATTGTACCTGATCCACTGTATAGAAAATTAGGTATTAGAATCCTAAATGGTTTAAATGGAAACTTAGGTCTTCCAGCACAAAGCCATAACATTGCAACTTTCCCTGGAGAAGAAAATACTGTCTTGACAGCTTCTAATAAACCAACTGGAGTTACTTTAACTCCTCAAAGAGTTGGTATAACTGAGAAAGTTAGTAAAGAATTAATGAATTCAGGTCACTCATCTTTATTCTCTGCAATTATATCTGATATGGTAGCAGGTATTGATTCTGCTATATCTATTAGAACCTTGACTAGAGTTTCTGTTGGGGCAGTAGCTGGAAATGTTGTAGATGGTTCTGGATTGACAGGTGGATATAATGATATCACTGCAAAACTATTAGCTGATTTAGAAGCTAAAGTTGAAATTGATGGTAGATTCGTTTTCCCTAGAGGAGGATTTGCCGCTTTAAAGTCTAAACCATTAACTGATGGTGATAGCAAAACTATTTTGAACGGTAAATTTTCAAATGGTGCTACACATGACGGTTATGATGCATTTGGTACATCTTTCTGTCCAGCAGGAACTGTATTGTATGGTGCATTTGAGCACGTTACATTAGGTATGTGGGATGGTATTGAAATCATAGTTGACCCATACACAAGAGCTAAATTTGGTGAAGTAGAAATTACTGTAAACAGATTAGTTGATGTTCAAGTTAGAAATGGTGAGGCATTTGCTGTAATTAATAATATCCCATAGTAGTTAAATTGGGTGGATTAATTCTATAAGAGGGGGACACAATGTCCCCCTTTTTAATAAAACTTAAATTATGACATACGAAGTTATTAGAAAAAAAAATCTATCATTACCCATAACTATTGAGGAAGCCAAAAAGCAAGTAAGTTTAGAAACGTTATTTACTGAAGATGATGTATTACTTGAAAAATACATAAAATCTGCTGAAAGGTTTTGTAGCGGAATATTGGGTTCTGATATTGCAGAAACTGAAGTTACCCACAAGATAACAAATTATTTAGGAGGGAAAATAAGGGTTAAAGAATACCCCCTTATTTCAATATCATCAATAAAATATTATGACTCAACTAATACAGAAAGGGTTTTAAGTAGTGCTGAGTATTTATTACTTGAAGACCAATTTTATTTTGACATTACA